AAAGAACTTGGTTATAAAATAAATGAAAATTATATCAAAAAAGGAGATAAGAAGATTTATTTAAAATCAGAAAAAGAGTTTTTTGATATTTTAAATATTCCATATCTTAAACCAAATGAAAGAGAATAATTAATTTTATTATCGTTTCAAAATTATATTTATTTATTATATAAAATAAAAACAAAATGAAATCATTATTACCATTTTATTGTTTATTTGCACATATGGTTGTTATGGCACATTTGGGATTATTATATTATAAAGTAAGTGGTTCAGAAGAAAGTAAAAAATTAGAAGCAACATTTGATGAAACACAAAAAGAAATTTATGAAAAAATTAAAAAGGAAAGAATGTGTAATTATCGCATCGGTATTTTAATTGGTATCGCTTTATCATTCTTCTATTTAAGAAGATTAAATATTTCTATTCCTGAACATAGTATTGTATGTATTTATGTCGGTTTTACAACATTAATCGCAAATGCATATTATACATTAAAACCAAAAAGTTTATGGATGGTTGAACATTTAACATCAATGGAACAAGTTAAATTACATAATGAAGTTTATAAACGAATTAAATATATTACTGCATATGGTGAATTATTAGGATTTATTATATTTGCTCTTGGTGGAATCATGTAATAAACTAATATTATTAAAATTGATTTTATCTATATTTATTAATAAAATTTTTATTGAACTACTAGTTGAATAAAAATGTCTTTTGATTTTTTACCAAAGGAACTCGAATCCATGATTATGGATTACAAAAATAAAATGGAACGTCTTGAAGATTCAGAAACATTTTTAGAAACAAATATGTATGACATATTACCATGTGGAAATTTCCACCTAATATTCATTCGTGATTTAAATGAAAATGGTTATTCCAAGGAAGTACAAAATGCAATTGCTCATTATAAAGTACTCTTTCCTGATTTATCTTTTACTGATGAGGAAGTATACTTAAAAATAATTAAAAAGATTAATCCAGATGATATTTTTCTGCCATTTTGGGGGAGATTGATTGGTTCTGATTATTTGGAAGATGGAAGATATGCTAATATTGAAAATCTCCCACTCGATTTTCTTAAAACTTTTAGAACCCGTATAAACTGGAGACCGGTTGGTACGGGAAGTGCTGATTATACCAAAGCTGAAGACCTCCCAATGGATTTTATTAAAGAGTTTGCAAATGAAATTCCGTGGTATGCAATTAAAAGATTATTTAAGGGAAAACAAATTGATGATTTACCAATTGAGATTTTACGTGCCCATCGAGATAATATCGACTGGAAATATATTGGAAGTGGTATTGATGGCAATAGAAACATTCACAATCTTTCTGTTGATTTTGTTCGAGAATTTACAGATAAACTTAATTGGCAACAAATTATACAAAAATGTAATTATAAACCTCTAAACCCACAAATACAAGTCTATTGTCCAGTTCATTTAAGGTCAGAATTCAAAAAACGAAGAGGAAACAGAAGAAGAAAAAAGAAGAATAAAGAAACTAAAAGAAACGAGACAGATATTCATACATTACTTCGTTCGTTGTGGGGGGAGGAAATTTAAAAAATAAATATAAATAATGGACTTAAATATATTACTGAATATAATGATTTATTATATTTGCTCTCGGTGGAATCATGTAATAAACTAATATAATAAAATTGATTATATCTATATTTATTAATAAAATTTTTATTGAACTACTAGTTGAATAAAAATGTCTTTTGATTTTTTACCAAAGGAACTCGAATCCATAGTTATGGATTACAAGAAAAAAATGGAACGCCTTGAAGATTCAGAAAGATTTTTAGAAACAAATATGCATGAAATATTACCATGCATACATCACGATATATTCGCTCGTGATTTAAATGAAAATGGTTATTCCGAGGAAGTACAAAATGCAATTGCTCATTATAAAGTACTCTTTCCTGATTTATCTTTTACTGATGAGGAAGTATACTTAAAAATAATTAAAAAGATTAATCCAGATGAAATTTCCCATTGGAGAGCATTTGGGTTTGGATGTGGACATTATGCTAAAATTGAAAATCTCCCACTCGATTTTGTTAAAACTTTTAGAACCCGTCTATCCTGGATAATGGTTGGTTCCGGAGTTGTTGGTTATACCAAAGCTGAAGAACTCCCAATGGATTTTATTATAGAGTTCGCACATGAAATTCCGTGGCGAGGAATCAAAAGATTATTTGAGGAAAAACAAATTGATGATTTACCAATTGAGATTTTACGTGCCCATCGAAATAATATCGACTGGAAATATATTGGAAGTGGTATTGATGGTAATATAAGCATCCACGGTCTTTCTGTTGATTTTGTTCGAGAATTCGCAGATAAACTCAATTGGCAACAAATTTTAAAATCTTATAGTTTTAAAACATTAAGACCAGAAAAACAATTATCATGTCCAGTTCATTTAAGAAAAGAAAGAAAACAAAGAACCAGAAGAAGAAAAAAGAAGAATAAAGAAACTAAAAGAAACGAGACAGATATTCATACATTACTTCGTTCGTTGTAGGGGGAAATTTAAAAAATAAATATAAATAATGGACTTAAATATATTACTGAATATGATGATTTATTATATTTGCTCTCGGTGGAATCATGTAATAAACTAATATAAATAAAATATATTATATATATTTATAAAATGATAAGTTTCATTTCATTAAATCAAAAATTCATTGATATATGCAAAAAACATAATTATAATGCACATTGTATTAAAATTCAAGATTATAAACCAACTAAAAAATTTGTATTTTATGTTAGTCCAGCAAATACATTTGGTTTTATGGATGGTGGTATTGATTTTGCTTTATCTAGAATTGTATTTCCAGGAATAGAAAAAATTGTAAAAGAAAATATTAAAAAATATGGTAAAACAACATTATTAGGACGTCCATATTTACCAATCGGTTCATCTCTTTTAATTAAGACTGAAAAAGAAAATCATTTTTTAATTTCTGCCCCAACTATGTTATTGCCACAAAAAGTAGATGAAACACAAAATTGTTATTATGCAACAATGACAACATTATATAATGTTTTTATGAGAGATTTTGATTTAAATGATGTTGAAATTATTTTAACTTCAATGTGTTGTGGTTGGGGTAAAATGACTGAAGAAGAATCTTTTTCACAAATACAAAGAGCAATAAAAGATTATAAACAATATAAACCAGTTGTAAAAGATATTGCTGTTTTATTAGAACCTAATTTAGATAAACAACCAAAATATTATCAAAATACTGAATGGTTTGATATTAAACCAAATGAACTAGTTTTCCCTTAAATTATATAAATAAAAAAAATTATTTATATATTATAAAATGGATTTTTTACCAAAAGATATTGAAAATATTGTAGATTATTATCTAGAATGTATGAAGAATTATGAAGAAGCACTTGAATCTATTTCAACAATTGATTATTTTGAACAACAAGACACTTATGTAAATATGTTTCAACATGCTATAAATAAAATTAATAGTGATTTAACTGATAAATATAATTTTCAATTAACAGATGATGAAATATATAAACAATTAAGAGTGAATTCTCACTTTATAGATAAATTACAACTTATAACAAATCCTATGAATAAGAATATTGGATTTTTACCGTTGCAATGTATTATATTGTTCAAAGATGTTTTATGTTGGTATTCATTTAATGGAACTATATATGTTCGTAATAATCGCCGAATACATGAATTACCACATGAATTTCTCTCAGAATGTAAAGATTATATTGACTGGAGGGATGTTGGATGTGGATTATATGGTAATCCTAAAATAGAAGATTTACCAAGAGATTTTGTAAGAGAGTTTAAAGATTATATTTTATGGGATTTTGTCGGTGGTTTGAATATGAATAATTATGCAAATAATTATACAAATATAAATAATTTACCAGAAGATTTTTTAAATGAATTTAAAGATTATATCAAAATAATAGAAACTTTTGATGATGGAAAAATGGATTTATTTATGCCATATGAAGATTTTGTGGATTGTTGATTTTAAAATTATAAAAAATTTTTTAAAATTTATTATAATATTTATTATTAGTAAATAATTGAAAATAATATATAAAATGAATACATTGCCATTATTAGAGTCAAAGAATTTATTATTAAATCAAGAAGATTTAGCTGAATTATCACTTAATGATTTACAAAAGAAAGTTACTAATAAAACATATATTGAAAATGTATGTAATTTATTAAATGATATTTCAAAAATATTTAATACTGATATGGGAATTAATACTAAAACTACAAAAATGTTTTTATCTAGTTATTTAATTACCAATCATATTGAACAAATCTCAAGCAATGACCATTATGCACAAAAACTTAAAGGTTTTGCACAAGATTTATTATTTAATTTAGATTTTCTTTTTGAAGATAGAAATACAACAATGAAGGAATATAATAATTATATGAATAGTTTAAATCGTTATTTAGAATTTTTTAATGTATGGAAAAAACGAGATGGATTAATTATGGCAAGACCAGTAATTAGTTCTTATTTTGAATATGATATGCTATCACAAAATGTAGATAATGCATTAGAAGAAGAAAAACTAGAAGAAGATGTTGCAAATCGATTAAGAGAAAAGAAAAAAGATATTAATTTAATCAAGAAAAAACTAATGCAAAATATTCGAATTTTGTCAGGAAATGATGGATTAGATTATTTACAACGAAAAGAATTACCAATGTTTAATGATGAACAAATCTTTTCAGATGTTGAGAAAACAGTCAAACAAGCATTCTGGGATACAGTAAAAGAAAATTTAGGGAAAGATGATTCTGAACAACTTCTTCAATTATTAGGAGAACTTAAGGGATTAATCCTAGAAACTTCTCCTAATAAAACACAAGAATTAAATGAACATTTAGATTTAGATTTATTAAAACAATTAATTCAATCTGGTTCTCTAAATACTGAAGCACTTAAAACATATACAAATTATATCATTTCACATATTGAAACAATGCAACAACCATCAGAAGATGAAAACACAAGAATGTGGAAAGAAAACTTAATGAATCAATTTGATAATGAAAGTCGTTCTGATGCACTTGTATATTTCTTTAAACATGCATTTGAAAAGTTAGAAAAAATTAAATATTTAACAATGAAAATTAGAGAAGAATTAGCAAAAATGAAAAACGGACAATAAATAATTTCTAGTTTTTAAAAATAAGTTAATACAATGGACTTATAAATAAATAAATAATTAAAACTGAATTAATTATTTATTTTAAATGACTACTTTTGAAATTAAAGACTTATTAGTCGGGTTTGTTAAAGAAAAAGGTATCGTTAATAAAATTGATGAATATCTTGGAGATTATATTGAAAGAAAAGAATTATGTGATTTTATGAATTTTTATTTTACAAATGATAGAGTTTGGTATTTTGATTTTAAAGAATATAAAGAATTGGGTAATGAGTTATTAATAAAACAATATGGCGAAGAAAGATTTATAAATTTCATTAAATCTATTAATAATGGAAAATATAATGACCAATTAAAAAAAAGTTTATTTAATGAATATTGTTTCTCTATAAAATATGGTTATCTTTCATTATCTAAACGAAAGAAATATTGGAATGGTAATTATAAACCATATAGAAGTAAGAAAATGTGTTTTACAAATAAATATTTTAATCTAAATAAATGTGCATTAATTTCAGCTATTTGTCCATTATTTTGTTGTTGTCATTATTATTGTCT